ATATTATACTAGTTTATGCAATATGACACTTAGACCAGCCACAGTTCTTGCATGACACACATCCGCCTTCATCAGCTAGGAATGGGTCAGAGCAGCATATATCCTCTGCTCCCCCTGTGGGTACAGCTACTGTAGCTATTATAGCCTCTTCTTCTAATTGGCTTATGTAATCCTCAAGCGTCTGCGATGCTAACTGTTTATCTTTCTCGGTGTCCGCCTTGACCAATACTTCTTTCTCTCGACTACCTGAGCGGTAGACGGTAATTCCCTTACATCCCGACTCCCATGCATTCATGTAAGCGGTGTATACATCTTCAATAGATGCATCATTAGCAAAGTTAATCGTCTTAGAAATACCGGAATCACAGGATTCTTGGAATGCGGACTGCATAGCTACGTGAGCTTCTGGAGAAATATCCATAGCTGTTACATAAACTTCCTTAGCCCACTGAGGTACATCATCCCTGTCCTTAATAGAACCCCCATTGGAGATGTGTTCCATCAAAGCATCTGAATAAAACCCATAAGCCTTAGCATCCTTTTCAAAATACTTGTTTACGTAATAAAGAGTTTGACCTTCAAGGATGTTCATCTTTTTCCACGCCAAGGCAAATGTCGGTTCTACACCACTTGATGTATCAGCCAACATGGAAATAGTTCCTGTAGGGGCTACTGTAAGACGGCAAGCATTTCGGTATTTCTTATGTGTACTATGATCGCAAGCTGCTACCATCGGAGGGCAAACAGCATAATCACTGTTGTCCCATGCTGGAAAAGTTCCCCGTTCCTCAGCAAGTTTAGTCGATTCGTTATCCGCAACATCTCTGATGAAACCCATAATATGTCTGCCAATTTCTTGTCCTTTCTTGGTGTCGTATCCAACACGAAGCTGAATTAACAAATCAGCAAAACCCATAATTCCAAGACCGATCTTACGAGTAGCCTTAGTCATTTTTTCAATGTCTGGGGTAGCGTACTGATTAGCGTCAATCACGTTGTCAAGAAATCTAACAGACGTTCGGATAACCTTAGCCATCTTATCCCAATTGATATTATTCTTCCAGTCTGCGGACTGCTCCCGGTTATAAAAGAAGTTAGCTAGGTTAAGAGAGCCTAAGTTGCAGGATTCGTTTCCAAGTAGGGGTTGCTCACCACAAGGGTTAGTAGCAATCATTCGACCATACTCAGCAATAACATGGTTATCCTTATTTACAGCATCCAAGAAAATCATTCCCGGTTCGCCGTTTCGCCATGCGCCGTAGACAATCTTACTAAAGACTTCCCGTGCGTCTAGTTCTCCTGCAATCTCTTTAGTTCTAGGATTAATTAGTGGGTAGTGGGTACCGGCTTTGACTGCATTCATGAAATCCGTAGTTACTCCAACGGAGATATTGAAGTTATGAATTTCTCCCTCAACAGCCTTACAGTCAATAAACTCCAGAATGTCCGGGTGATGCACATCCATCACTGCCATGTTTGCTCCATCTCGTTTTCCGCCCTGAGTAATCATAGACGAAACACGAGATAGAGTTTTTAGTACTTCAATTGGACCACAAGCGATTCCATGCGTAGTTTTAATACGGTCTCCCCGCGGCCTAAGCTTAGACAATGCAAAGCCGGTCCCACCCCCAAATTTTTGTACCATGGCAGCGTCGTGTGCAGCCTTCATGATGCCCTCCATACTATCTTCCAGTGGGAGGACAAAACATGCAGATAAAGTTCCCTGATTTGTTCCCGCATTCATCAGGGTTGGTGAGTTAGGAATAAAGTCTAGATCGGCCATCATTGTGTAAAAGTCATTGGCAATCAGCTTAGCTTCAGCTTCCAACTTCCCGTATTTAGTTTCAACAGAAGAGATGGCGTTAGCAACTCTACGGAACAATCCATCAGCGTCCTCTATAGGCGCACCTGAATCATCCTTTAAGAAATAACGCTTTTCTGCAACTGTTTGAGCTTGAGAAGTTAAAGATACCATTGAAGCCTCCTACCCACGATATAAGCAAAGTAAACATAATTTATTCTCAGGTACCCATACAGACGGAGAACAACCTTGGGTTGTGCATTTGGGGTTTGGCGCATCCAGCGGAGGGGTTTCGCCAAGAGAATTAGTATTATTATACTCTTCAGGTCTAGGAGGTTCAAGCCTTTTTAGTACCTCTTTTATACCAGTTTCATCGGGTTTAGCTCCCGTAAAGACATCGTTAAGATCGCCCACAGTTTGTATCTTGTAGCGGCTAGATTCATATGCTGCTGTTAAAGCCATAGCCACTGAAAAGAATGCGTCTCCGTGACCCATTGGAGTCTCAGGAGCTTTCAAATCGTTACTAACTGAGAGTATCTGCTGCTTCTGTCTTTCATCAGCTAAAAGCTTAAGGTTACCAGAATTTACATATTCTTCAAAAATTTGGGCCATGGTATGCTTACTCTTACTGCTGAAGGACATGGGCCACCATGAGTTACTTAGACCACGGTCTTCTAGCTCACCACGGGTATTGTCTACATAACCCTTAGTAATATTAAAGTTTTTAGCTACCTCATTAAGATATTCAATCTGCGCTGAGTAATCCCATCCATCTAACCATGATTGGTGTACCTGTTCTAGATATTGCCCTGTTCGTTTAAAGATTACAAGATGAGACGGGTGTCGCTTTTTGCCTACATCAAAGCCCGCATACAATTCATCAGTCTCACTAAAGTTATGCTGAATTGTAGCTTGAAGATTTCTCAGTCCCCTATCTTCACATCTAGAGATTTCCTCGTGAGTAAAGTAGGCTTCTGTGTTAAAGGCTGGTTGAAGCAAAAATTCTGAAGCGAAAGATTTAGGCTTTGCTGCCTGAGTATCCAATAAGAACTTTTCTGTATACATTTCAGGAAACAATACCCGTCTGCCCGGTTCGGGGTCTAAGGCAGGTAACTTCCTAGTAAAGAATCGGTCATCCTTTTCTAGTACAGATAGTAAATCTCCCGGCATCATGGGTGTACCTACGATAACTATAGGCACACCTTGGTTAGGAATAAACAGAGATTCAGTTAAAAAGTGATCTTCAATCTTTTTCATGACTCCCATAGCCAAGGGGTTTTCGGGGTCACGAAGAATGTCATCCGCTATTAAGGCTCCATTTACATGCATTCCACGTTTGAATGAAAATAAACCGCCATGTAGAATTTCTCCAGCCGAACCATCTACATCATAACGAAAAGTAAAATCTGCTCTAGGAGCCTTGTTCCGCATCCACTGAGCAAGAACTGGATTACGATTAACTTCCTTATTTATTTCACCAATGTGATACTTAGCCATAGTATCACTATATGATAGGTAGAGGATATTGGTGTTTATACCCATCTTTAACATACGCCAGATACTAAAGGCGTGTCCTAGAATAGTAGACTTAAAGTGTGCTCTTGGAAGAATACCTACATAATGTATTCCTTTTTCTAGACAGTCTTCGATATCCTCGCAGATTCTACCTACATGCCACGCTTTAAAGTATTCAGGATTATCAAATCCTTGTGCCCAAATATCTCTAGTGAATTCCCAAAAGCTGCCTATAGAATATTTTTTATTTGATTCTAATTTTTCAGCTATAAGAGAAAAAGCGTCTGCAACAGATAAGGTAGTATCAGCCATTAGCTACCAAATTCTTTTCGTCTCGTGTGTTAGCTGCCACAAGAAGTTTAAGTTTGGCTGCGATTCGTTTCATAAGATCAGCATCATCAATCTCATCAATCAATACTTGTATTACATCCTGTACAAACTGAAGATTGATTAATCCCTCTAGGACCTGCCGCTCTCCTTGAATACCCATTGTTGCAGCTTTAACAGCATCAATTGCACGGTCAAAGGTTAAGACGTTTAATTCAGAATAAGCTTTACGACGTATGTTTTCATATACATCTAGATGCTCTTTCTGTAAACGAGCTAGACGTTCTGATTCAGTTTCAGCCGCTTTTTCAATAGCCTTAACCTTGGCCTTTTCTAGTTGTTCGTCCCACTTATACCGCTTAATCCACGAATATACAGTCTGATTACTAATATCAACCATAAACTCTGTTGTAAGGGTATCGGCTATTTCTCGTGCTGAGTATACATTTTCTAGGTATAACTCTAGGGCACGGGTCTTAGCTTCATTGGGAATAATTTTGGGCATTAGTTAGTTTCCGTACTCCGCTGTTCCGTAATGAAACGCTGCATGTTGGGGGTTCTGAGAGTCGATACTACCACCATAGGGAGATCCATCAGACTGTAGAAGTCTACTAAAATCCATGTACCCTGTCTTATTGGTAGCTGCTACAAAACAAGAAGGAACCTTAAACTTTCCTCCTGTGGGAGAGATAACACTCTGAAAGGAAATTCCTATCTCATCTCTAGTGCATACACCCTGCCAAACGGCTTCAGATTCTACGATGGGTTTAAAATTCAAATCTTTACGCAAAGTCCCTGTAGTTCGTTGAGTGTCTTTGAAACTGTGATTGTGAATGCAGTCTGTGTACTTACACCAAACCACAACACCTTTATCAGCTTTAAACTGCTCGAAGGTGATGCCCTCAGGCAACTTATCTTCGTAAGAAACCGATTCTTCGGTTTTAGACATTTGAGTATAGAATACTGGTTTCTTAACCATACTTTTTCCTCCATAAAGCGATACACGCTGCATCAGCATAGTCTTGTTCGGGGAACACTTCTCCCCATTTAGCTACAGCAAATGCCATTATATCAGCTTTCTTTGCGTTACCTTTTCCTATTACCTGTCTCTTCCATGTATTATTGTCCACGGCGGCAAATGAGATGCCTAGCCTATGAAGTCCGTATTTTACGCCCGCCACGATTGAAGCTATCGCTATTGTGGCCTTTGCATTTTGTATGTATATGGCGGACTCAATTGCTGCCATGTTCATATTTATTATACTTAAATGGTCATGAAACTTATCTAGAATCTCATAGAATCTAAACTCAAAATCCTTGTGTACACTAGAAAATTTGATTTGTTCTATAATCATTTCATTATCATCAATAAGAACACAATGAATAGCTTTTGATGAACAATCAAATCCTGCATACATTATTCTTCAACACCGTAAGAATTTTCAACTAGTTCGTTAAAATCCAAAATAGTTTCCGCCATGTAGTCTACTTTCTGAAGAATGCTGTGCTGATTCTCTTGAAGAATATCAAACTTTATAGCAGCTAAGCACAACTCAAGCATACTTACCGTATTAAGCATCTCTTCCATAAATACTCTCCTCATAAGACTTAGTTCTTAAAGCAACAACTCTGGATACAGTAGCGTAAGCAGATGTATATAAACGTAATTCTCCTAAGGTTTTATTATAAATTGTAGTTACGTCTATACTGTCCCTTAGTAAATCCATCAACGCTGGGTTAGCCATAAGTATTTCTCCCCGCAATTGTTCCTTACTTGGTTTCCTTTCATTTTCAATTCTATACTTTTCAGTAACTTGGAATAAAGAAATGTTATACGCTTCATCAAACTGCGCTTGCATTGCTCCTTTACGAGCTTCTAAGTCAGCTACATGCTGCTCTAACAAGCCTTTAATCCCACCATACATAACTAAATAATCGGATAATTCTTTTGCTGAAGCATTCATCACATCAGCAAAATTCAGATCGGCTTCGGGCTTATCAAGCTGAAACTTAATCTTTGGAATATTTAGGTTAGCCACATAATCATTTGCTTGACTAATAGCATCATTGTATGACCACCGTTTTCGCATTAAATCAAAACTCCTTGTGTTGATACTTTCTTACAATCACAATACCAAGCACCCGTGCATTTTTCCGGAGCCGTAGTCATACTCATAATAGTGTGACACCGCTCTGTTAAATCCTGCCACATTTTTTCATCCTGCTTAATTTTAAAGCATTTCCAATCCAGAGTATCTTTATTCTCATAAATGATATACCCAAGACTGTACTCAGTGGTATTTAAGTAAAGCTGTACCTGAACTAGGTGTTCCGGTTTGGGTTCAAATAGATTAGTAAATAAACTACTCTTAATTGTTTTTAACTCCAACACCACGGTACTTTCATCCTTATCCTTAATAAGGAAGTCTAATCTACCGGAAATTGGAGGGTCTGCATACTTAACAACTACCTCACGGTCTACAAGAATTTCTGCTTTAGTTAGGTAGTGTTCCATTCTATCTTCAAACGTACCCCCATGATCGAATACCCGTTGAAGCTTGGGATTCACATCCATAGGAGGAAGCTGTCCATTATAAGCCAAGTACAAGTACCTATCACAAGGACTGCCCAAAGAAGATGGATAGAAGACTCCTTGACTTGGTGCTCGATTTGGTTCTACTATAGTTTTTTCAATTAACTTAGGAAGAGTAGAGTTAGAAGATACTATTTTATTCTTACTTACAATTCCTGATTTAATCTGTTTAATTCCTGCCATAATTTAGTCCTTATTGACTCTAATGTATTTTCTTTGAAATGAATTATATCATGAAGACCTTGATTTTTCAAGTCTTCATCTCTTTTTTCATCTCTCTTTTTTAAGTGCCCGAAAGGACCGTCAGCTTCAATACCAACATTCAATTCAGGTAAATAAAAATCAACAGCGTATTTGCCGAAGTAGGCTTGGGTTATATACCTCAAGCCCGCTTCTTCAATACATCTTTGTACTAACTTTTCTTGGTCAGTCCAATATTTGTACGGCATTGATGATTTTCTCCATAGATTCTGGATACTGTTCAGCAAATTTACGAAGATTGTCAAATCCTTGGATACGGGTTTCAGGGAAGTTGTCACAGTAATACCACGCACCCTTCTTAGTAATGATACCCTTTTCTAAGGCTTCCCGTAAGTAAGTTTCATTAGCATCAATACCACCTTCAATTCTGAAGGGGATTTCAATCTGTTCCCAGCGTTCGCCCCCAAACTTATCCTTTAACAGACCCGCTTTAATCATGAAGCCAACACGCTGGTCTTTCTCTTTTATGTACTCACCTCTACGAGTTTCCATAACAGCATGAGCAAAGAACTGCTGACCCTTACCACCCGGCATGGTTTCAATAGCTGATACCGGTCCCATAGAGCCACGTACTTGGTTAATTACCACTAAGGCTGACCCGTTCTTCAAAAGAGGCAACAGTCGTACAAGAGCCTGATTCCATGACCGTGCTTGCCATGCAATAGGACTATAGCCAAAAGAATCCTTATTCTCAGTAATATCCTCAGGAATTAGTCCTGCAACACTATCTAGAATAACAATGTCTACACCAGCTTTTAGTCCCGCTTCCATAGCACGGTAAGCTTCTTCTGCAGACGAAGCCTGTTTAACTAAGATGTTCTCAGTGTCTATACCACACTTCTCCATCCATGTAGCATCCCATGACATCTCAGTATCTACCCACAAAGCTACACCATCTGACTGCTGTACTGATAGGCATAGCTGACTTGCTAGGTAGGATTTACCGGAAGACCATCCTCCAAAGAAAAGAGAAAACTTCTTCTTTGGTATACCTCCGTTAGTAATACGATCAAGAGCGGGAATGTTAAACGGAATCTTTTCATACGAGAATTCATCTGAATTACCCGTAACTAATCCTAAATTCTTATCCTCTAAAAGATTCTTAAATAGCTCACTTGCTGTCATACAGTTCACTCCTATTTAGGTATGCTTCTGCCCATGCAAAACAAACAGCCGCACACTGAATTATTTCCTTAAACATAGCCGAAGGATTATTTTCATAGACCTCACGAGCTACTTCACCTAACTCCTCCGTAAGGATAACTGTCCATAACTGGTCACTGTTATGTGTTTGATCTCCCCACTTAAAGTCCTGCTTCTCCCGCTCACCCAAAACAGCCAACATAACATTACTTCTAGTTAGTTCATTACCCATCGTTGGAATCAGCCTCCTTGATAATCTTTTCTACTTCCGCATCAACCATCTTGTAAACCTGTACAAATGCCTTACCTAAAGCTTTCTTAGCTTCTTCAAGCTGTTCATCGACATCATGATCTAAGTCAAGGTCGTAAATACCAACAGTTGCCTTAGCAGAATTATAGTTACCTAGATTTACGGTAAAAGATAATTCTTGTGATACCTTAGCCATTAATCTACTCCTTCTAATTAGTTAGTCCCATTCCAGTAAGTCTACTACATCTAATACTGGTTTGGGTTTACATTCTTTAAGTTTACCCCGTATTGGGATACCGTCCATAATAGTAATCTCCTCCTTTGTTGCCCACGATGGGTCACAAACCTCTAAGTCTACCTGTAGAGGAATATTTAAACTGTTGTCTGTTAGAAGCTTACGAATAGCTGGTATTGCTTCGATAGCCTCATCGTTATGAATTTCACAAATGATCTCATCATGTATCTGTAACAACAGATTACTTTTCTTAGTCGATAGATACTTATTGACTTCAATCATCCGTTCTGTGAGTAGGTCGGCACTTGTACCCTGAATCAGATAGTTAACTGCCTTATACCCCTTATCCTTAGGAACTTTATAGATTCGACCATATTTATTCCTAACCCAACCACGATGTTCTATCATCCGCACAACAGTGTCAAAAAAGGTTTTAGAACCTTCAATATTATTGAAGTACTCCTGCTTGTACTGAGCAGCTTTGTTTGGAGTTGTATTCAACTGTTGTGCTAGCTTATCTCGACCAATCCCATAAATAACTCCAAATGTAATAGTTTTAGCTAGTTGGCGGTAGAACTTATACTCTGGGTGATCCTTATCCACCTTAAACGCAATCTTAGCAGCTTCACCATGGAAGTCTACATCACCCTGTTTCATTAACTCCAGCATAGCGGGGTTACCGATGTAGTACATAAACATACGTACTTCCATCTGAGAATAGTCATAGCTGACTAGAGTATAGTCTTTACGAGGAACAAACAGCCTTCGCATTGCTATCTGCCCTTCATCATTATCGTCGTAGGACTCATCTCCGACAAATCCCCACGCTTCTAACACCTCAGGACTTAGGTTAAGACTATCTGCTGCTGAACCACCCTTGGAAGCAATGGTTGCTCCCACACGATCCCGCACTTCACTTAAACCTTTCTCATCCAGTGTGACATCGTATAGTTTGAAGTGGTTACGGGGAATGTTCTGTAGGTTCGGTTCTCTAGAAGAGAGCCTTCCTGTTACAGTGCCCCAATTTGCAAAGGTTGTATGCATCACAGGAGTTTCGATATAGGGATCTACATAGGTAGACTTAAGCTTAAGAAGCGTTCGATACTGCCTAATTAAACCTGCAACGGGGTGGTTAATCTGCACTAACGCCCCCTCATTCCACGCATCCTGTCCTTTGTCGGTCTTCATAGGAGAATTAATTCCAATGGAATTGAAATACTCCCCTACCTGTGAGGGACTAGCTATATTGAAGACTTTATCAGCACTTGCGTAAATTCTTTGTTCTATCTCAGCTAGACGGTTAACCAGCTTAGAACCCATAGTAACTGCATACTTCTGGTCAATTGCTATACCTCGGCGTTCCATGTCCAGAAGCACTTTAGTTAGATTATTCTGAATCTGGAATACCTGTTCTTGCTCACTACGCTTGATTTTTTCTAGGCTATCTTCATAAATCTTAAGTGTCCACTCTGCGTCCTTTATGCAGTAAGGACCAAGTATCTCAGTTGGACATAAAGAGAAATCTTTCTTCCATTTATTCTTAATTAAGATTTGTTTTGTCTCTTTGTCGTAGGCAGCATTTGCCTCACCAAATCTTCTAGTAATCGTCTCCGTAAGTGTGAGAGATTCTACAGTACTTGATTCTGTAAGACGTACCATGACTAGAACGTCAATCAACTCTTTATCTGAAACATCCAAACCTTCCTTCTCAAGAAAGGGGATATCAAACTTTAAGTTGTAAGCAATAAGAGTTTTAACCTTATTCATCTGCTCTATAAGCATAGGCAGGAAAGAGGAATCTATATTTCCTCCAAGCGTTTGATGCCTAAAAGGAAAATAAAAGGCATTGTTAGGAACAGCTATACCAATCCCACATAGCTGGTTATACGAGTATGGGTCAAGCCCATTAGTTTCACAGTCAACTACCCATTGAGAGTGTTTAGACAGAATACTGATTGCAGTTCTGTATTGTACAGGGTCTAAAACTATCACACATGCCTCCTTAAGAATAGAGGCTCGCCGTTGGTATTCCGACGAGCCTCTCTAGTATACACTATTGTTTCTTAAAAGGGAAGAGCTTCTGTATCCCACGGAGTGGAATCGAAATCGTCTTCTTTTAGAGCCACCTTAGTCGCTGGAACTTCTGCAGTTTCTGTGCTGGGCTTCTCTGAGTAAACATCAAGCATGTATTCTTTAATGCTTGGTAGAGCATTAAGCTCGTCATACATTGACTCAGGAATAGAATCTTCCTTAGGAGTGGCTGAAATCGTGTAGGTGGTATCTAGTTTTTCTCCCTTGCGACGAATCCTGATAACACCCTTGCTCAAACTACCCCAATCACTGTACACATCAACAAGCTGGTTCCATAGTGAGTTGCTTCGACCCATGCTTAGGGTTACGACACGGAAGGCGTTAACCTCTTCCTTAAACATCTTCTGTCCTCCGGGACCTGAAACAAGCTGCCAGTAGTCATTGTTCCTAGGATTGGATGAGTGAAAGATCTCTGTGACATACGCCCAAAACGCAAACTTGTGTGAAGGACGAGTTCCCTCAGGGACTGCTCCCATCGGACCGTTAGGTCCCTCTATCACGGTCTTGTAAGAACTCCCGTCTTGGAAGGTGTACATCCAAAACTCATCCAAGTAAGGGTCGTTATCATCCCCTGTGGCAACAGGAATCATGAAAGCCTGATCGCCATCCTTAAAGAATACGTCTTTACGGTTACTGTTGCTGGCTGAACGCTCTGACGATGTACGGTTACTACGGTCGTTTATTGCTCGAATTCCGGGCATATGTTCGCTCCTCTACCAATAATTTCTGTCTTGTACCACATGACTAACTAACTCTTTATCCTTGATTTCTTGGATATCTTTGTAGCCTGTGGGTAAATTTATACGAGATACTTTAACAGTCTGTCCTAAAGCTGTCAAGGCTTTTTCCATGCCAATTTTTCCAGCTTCATCAGAATCTAAACATAGGGCGATTTCTCCTACGGGTAACTCTTGTAGTAACTCGACCTGCTTCTTAGATATTGACATACCCAAGATCGCAACGGCTGGAAACCCTTGCTGTGTAAACCATAAAGCATCAAGCGGACCTTCTACAACACAGAGTAATGGAACTTTAGCTATTAAATGACCGCCGAACAAAACTGCTGATTTCTTAAAACCTTTAGGGTAAAGGTACTTTGGAAACCCCGTTTGTCTACGTACTGCCCATCCTACAATGCGATTATTTAAATCTGATATAGGTATAGCCAGTCCATTCTCTGCTGTAATCCCCGCTTTCCACAGTCGAAGCGTTTGCTTAGTAAAACCTCTATCAAATATCCAATCGGGTACGTACTCTTGGTTAAAAGGGAATTCTATTTCAGGGAGTGTGTCAGATGGTTCCTTAATATCGTCAAAGACATTTATGTCTATGACAGCCATGTAGTTACCTAAAAGCTGTTGAATCTTATCACTTGAATATCCACTATATTCTTGTATGAAAGATTTTAGGCTTCCCTGACCACACCCCCTGAAACAAATCCACACACCTTTTTGGACGTTGATAGAACAGGAATTGTGATTGTCTTCATGAAAGGGACAGAGCATGTTAAATTGCTCTGTACCTAACGGTACTTTGATTCCAATTTGGAGAAGTACTGAAGACCAGTCTATCATTATTCCCTCGACTTACGGTCTGACTTGTTTGCCCTAACAAAGAGAACGACTTCGTTCACGTAACCGTTAGAGTCTACTACACGACCATTGCGAATGTCACCAACCGTAATAGACATAGGGAGTTTCCCCGGTCCCTTACTTGCGGCTTCCTTCACAATAATTGCAGTGTCATCAGACTTTAAAAAACTTAACAGTCCCATACTATGCTCCTAAATTCCTAGATCGAATTCTTCAATCAATCCCGAATCTACTTTCCACGTAAAGGTGCAGTTATCGACCGGCAAGTCTCCATCTCGATACTTCTGAAATTGCACTTCTCGCCTATCGTCGAAATCTTCGACCATACACATAGAAAGTGCTACATCAGAAGCCCGAATCAGAGCATCACCAAATGCCACCTGATCTGCTCTAGGGGGCGAGAACATATTTGCTCCCGCATCCCTTGTAGCCTGTGTTGAAACCATGATAGCAGTATTCTGAGCCAACGCAAAGTTCTTAAGACCGTAGAACAGACTATGGCTCTGTTCCCATGCGGCCTTCCTAGAATCTGCCGTTGATATCAGGTACACACCATCAATCACCGTTATGTCCGGAGAATATTTCCTAATTAAGTTAGCAATGCTACTTAAAGAGATACTATCCTCACCGTTAATGTGATCGCATATTAAAAGCCTCTTAGAATTAGAGGACTCTAGAAACTCTTTGTAGTGGTCTTCATCTATAGGTTGTCCTGTTCGGATAGCCCTGTGAGATAGACTATAACCCATCATGTTAGCCAGTACTACGTCTAGACGCATCTCAATAGACCGCTTAGACATCTCTGTTGAAATTAACAGCGTGCGGTGTCCTTCCATAATAGCTGTAGCTGCTGTCTTAATACACAGCCACGTTTTACCTACTGTCGGTCTAGCGAACGCTGAGATAAGGTCTCCCGGTTGCCAACCCATACCTGTACTATTAATAGCTTTGAATGGGGTCTTAATACCAATTAAGCCATCACCCATCTTGCGTTTCTTACTACGGGCTTGCCATTCCTCATAACGACTCAAAGCACCACTGTCATAGTGGAATACATCATCATCGTATACAACTTCAATATCCTGCAACTGATTAGTGATTCGACCAAGAGCAGTTTTGGGATTCTCTGTAAGAAGCTCCTTGTTAGACGCAAAAGTCTGTACGACTTCCCTAAACATAATTTGCTTCTTAAATTCATCCTGAGCGTAGTCAAAGCTAACGGTTAGCGCATCTTTACGAAGCTTAGGAAATTTTTCTATAAGTACTGAGTGCTCAGGAAACTCCTTGTACTGGTCATGGTAGGAGTTAATAAACTGAACAGCCTCACCGTGAACCGCAAAATTCTTAATAGGAAACCTAAATCTCTTGTAATTAACTGGATCACAGAGAGATAAGACTAGTGCGGATTCAATAAAACTAAAGTTATTACTGTCCATAAGACTCCTACTTTGCTGAAGGATACATGATTCTACCTACGTCGTTGTGTACATATAAGCGTACACCCTCATCAGACACCTCGTCAACTACGTCTTTGGCTGATGAGAACGAATCATAGACTCCATAACTCCACGCTTTTCTAGCGTCGTTATTAAAGGCAACCACTTTGAATTTTCCTTCGGGTGCCCTGCGAAGGGATAGATTAAAATAATCTATTGGGGACGGGTTTTTCATTTTTTGGCCCTTCTAATAAAGTAACTATTTCTTGATAACGAATTTTATCAGAGGCTTTAGGAAACCACTTCGTCTCCAGCCTCAGTAACTCTCGCCATAGTACCTTATCATCAGGGTTATCACTTGTCAAGACCTTCCAGTACAGATCGGGATACTTACAACTCTTAAGGTAGTGAGGAACCCTCGCCGTAGCATACATGATAACGGCTTTCTCTCCCTCAGCCTTCAGGCATTCAAGCATAGCACATAAGACAGGATAGTATCCATGGGCATCTATTACCTCTTTAAGAGCACTATTCTCCCTACCTATGTAAGTATGCACTTCATAGGGAATCCCTGTGTATTTCTGAAATAAAGCGGTGTATTCGATAAAAGCTTTATTAGAATTTAAGTTGTATTTTCGGGGAGTTGACATAATAC